GCGCCGCGATGTCTTTCTGTGCTTGTTGCATTTTTACAAGATGCCGCTCTGCCGTATCCGCATCAATCAGCCGACCGTGATTTGGGATGACAAATACCTTTTTTCTTACTTCTCCATTTTTCGGAGTTGAAGGGAAATAGATCACTTCACCTTCTGCTGTCAAGAAAAGCTGTCTGTATCCATCTTTCGGAATCTCCATGTCACGGATTAATAGATCGCTCATGCGTCAGCCTCCTTTTCGAGCCATTCAAGCCACGCCTTGTGCTGCGGGTTATTCTCGTCATACGAAGCGACTACGGGATGCTCCGCGATCCATGCGGCTAACTCCTCAACACTCATAGCGTGGAGGCGGTCGAAGTTGGTCTTGACAAGGCTATCAACATCACTGCCGCCGATGCTGATCTTACACTCCGACGGCTCTGCCGGGATAACGGTCGGAATCAGTGATAACGCTTCAAATAACTTATTTACATCCACCAATCTCCCGTGGTCGAGGGGGACGGGGATGGCTTCATACTTCCGATAGTTATTTTTCGCAGTAGTGCTTACAGAGCCATCGGGATTGATTTTCACGAGCATCGGCTCATTCTTCGGCATCTCCACGTCTGGTATATAGATTCCCATGTTCATTCCTCCTACCAGTTTATGATTTATTCTTCTTCACAGCCAAGATACATGCAAAACGATCATGCGTTTTACCATTAATAACAGGACAATACCCTTGATCATCTCTACGACAGCAGTCTTTACAGTAAATTACAAGCTTATCTTCATAATCTTCTTCAACCGCTTCTTTCTTAAGCCATTCGATAATCTTGATATCACTTTGCATGAATTGTTTTCCATAGGCGGTGATTAGCCAATATATTTTTTCATAACACTTTTCAGGAGTTATTGTCGCAAGCTTTTCTTGGTTTGTCATTGTTTCTCCTTTTGCACTCTTCCATTTTCAGAAGATCTTCGCGCATTTCTTTCAGCTTAGTAATCAGGACCGTTTCAATCGGCATTTTTAAACGACCGGGTAAATATAAATCCCTAAGATCATAGGATGGATCGATTCCTCTGATAATTTTAAACTTATCATCTCCAAATCCACCTTTGATCATTCGGATCTCCATTACTCCATGAAATGCTTCCGAATTCATAAAGCTAACTGTAATTCCATCTTCAACAGTCAGTTTAATAAGAAGATCAATAAGTTCTTTATTCATGGTTTTTTCATTTTATCTCCTTTTATATATTGTGGATCTGAGAGGCGATCATATCGGCGGTGTGCGTGTAAAGAACATTCGGATACTGAGATACGGCATAACTGTAATGTTTCCAGTTGTCTTTCTCATCGAACGCGCCCATATGCCAACGAATGCATGCGATCTCTTCATCCGTTAATTTATAGAATTTCTGCACCATGATAACAGACTTCTCGCCATGACCATTTAAGATCATTTTGTCGTTATAGTTCCATTCTTTTTTAGTGACAGTCTCCGCAGTTTTACCGTCGGTTTCGATTGTGCCGACAACATAATCTGTAGAAATATAATTGTCGCACTTACAGAGATCATGAAACAGACCGACAATATATGGACTGGATGCCCGTTCCCATTTCAGGTCGAGCTTTCTCGTGAGATCCACCAGACTCTGAGCTACATCAATAGAATGATGAAACAAATCTCCAGTGTTTTGGCCGTGGTACTTAACAGATGCCGGTTTATTGAAAAAATCGAGCTCCTTAAGATGAAGCTCGATGTCGTTAATGACAGATCCGCATAGAATCAATTTTAAAAACTCTCGAAATTGTCTAATTCTCACTTCCTCGGCAGTCATTTTGTTTCCTCCTTATGTTTCTTATCCCATTCTTCATTATCGGTTATTCGTGCTTTCTCTCGTTTACGATCTTCGTAATCACGTTTCGCAGCAAAATAACAGAAACCACAATCAGGCGTATTCCGTTCATACTGCCAACAATATCCAATTGTGTTATCCCACTTATCCCTTTGCCAATGAACGCATCTCAGGCAATAACATTTGGCAGTCGGAGGTTTATCGAAGCGATGCTTGTCTTTATATACTCGTTTAAAATCGTCGACTACACTGGCTATAGCACCATAAATCATTACCATAGCCAGAACAATCGCGAGAATAGCCGTAGTGGTTCCGAGCCACATAAGAAATGTTTTTAAAACTTCTGGAAGATTCATTTGTTCTCCTCAAAATCTGTCATTATTTCTTCTACTTTTTCAATGATACCTACTGCAATTTCACATTCGTCCCAAACATTCGGATGTCGTTCATACCAAGAGTTCAGCGCATTCTCATATTTCTGATACTCTTCAAGATCCTCCTCAGGACATTTCCAGTTATCTCCTTGAGGGCATCTTCCGCACCACATGCAGGAATATCCATCGCAGACCTGACTATATTGAGGCATTGGAATTGGAGGATATTTTTCTTTCCATTTTTCTTTCAAAGGATTCTGTGGCATCGGATCGTCTGGATAAATATCAAGTTTGCTCATTTTTTTTTTAGTTCTCCATTTCAATATTTCAATGGATCATGCATTTGAACTTCTCCTCCAGCCCTTTTTTACCAGTTCTGCCTTTCCAGCCCTCAAAGCATCGGTGTCCATATAGATTCTCGTTGAACCATTATTAGGAAGTTTGACCTCTATTGTATAGCAGTCTCCACCGTTTCGATCAATAGAATAGCTTTCGATTGTTCCTCGGATGTTGAAAGTAATTTCATCGTTAATATTAAAAAGCGTTTGCATTATCTTCCTCCAATATTTTGACGCTCGGCATCATTTGTTCTGAAAATCCACACAGGAAGATCGTATTGAGTTTTATCAAGCATTTCATAAAGCGTAAATTGTTTTTCGCCCTTCTCGAATAATATTATTTATACACTCATCATCGCTCATAGAATAATGTAGTACTCCATCCGATGACCGATATACTCGTGATATCTGATGCTTTTTGTTTCTACAATACGACGACAATGGATGATCCACTTGAAAAGCATAAACAGCATTATTCAATTCTGGATTTCGCAGTACCATTAAGTACATTAATTTTCCTCCATCGTGATCAGTTCAGAATATGGAAGCAACTTAATCCATTCACAGAATTCATGCCATTCATCAAGCTTATGATCTTTGCGATTTGGATAGATCCCAGCAAGAACTTCATAATTCATCATGACTGTGCGCTTTTGATTGTAGCTAGTCGGAAGAAGCTGGATCATTTGCCACCAGTATTTCTTATCGCCGGTTTTAAGGAATGCATCTCTAGCTCGATTAAGCATAGTAATAGTCCATTTGAGAATATAATCCGAAAGAACAAAATCATCATCAATAAGATGCTCATGAGAAAAATCATCCAGCGTAAATTCCTTCTCCTGAATCTTGTGCATTGTGCTGCAGCTATTCGCAACAGTCCCAACTTTATAGGTGTCAAATTCCTTCCACCAATAAAGCGGAGCCGTAATATCACAGTAGACGGTCAGCATTCTTCTGTACTTCGAATGCGTTGTTCCAGCCTTAGCCAATTTCATCATCAGATTATAATCATTTTCTCCGACTACATCAGGAGTGTAATCCGATTCGAAATCATCACTATCGTTAGGAATGATGATGGTACGATTCATAATATCATGATAGTGATTAGCAACGGCTCCAAACTGAGTATCTTCGCTACTATAATCAAAGAATCTACTATCACTCTTCTCCCAACTATTAAGAGGGTTCCTCATGCCTCTGATAGCAGGCTCGAAGCCGTGAACGGATGTATTTCTGATCTTAATCATATACGTTCTCCTTTCGCATCTCGATTTAAATTAGTTAAATTTTATTACAGCCACAGTCGCAATTCTCGTCGTAATAGGATCTTCCATACGGCGGTTTGTCAGTGCAATAGCAAACGTTGTTTTGAGGAAGGAAAATATCACGAGCGATGTTCTGATACAGAGTAGAGCACTGACCGTAGTAATCTCCAAGATTATCGTCATAGTACTGAACAACTTCATTAGCGAAAACAATATAAATGATGTCATTGGACAAAACTCCACTCAGAGTTTCAGAGAACTGGAACGCACGATTTCCTCTAAGAGCCTGAATATAAACGTTTTCGAGATCTGAACCAGCGTGAACATAGCGAGAAATTCTTGATCCTCTCGGATACGAAGCGACGATGTTTGCCGGAATAACGTTGATTTTAAGAGTAACATTACCAAAGTCTTTGGTTTCCGGAAGAAGTCTCCGAAGAGCATCCGCTTTATCCTGCTCGGCGACATAGAGTCTTACTTCGATTTCTTCTGAATCAAATATCACTTTCACTGATGAATCGTATTTGAAGAAAGCCTGAATTTCCTGATAGAAATTAACCCACGGGGATACGAGATGAAGACTAGCCATTTTGTTCTCCTTTCAAAATATAAAGGCTATAATTAATGTAAGTATAAGAAGCATGATGACATTAGTCATTAAATATAATTCTATTCCATCGTGCTTTCCTTTATCTATTAGTGTCCAGATAAAGGTAACTAAAAAAGCAAAGCTAAGCCATGCTATTACTAATAATATAAATGTAGTAAGCATGTCAGTTCTTTTCAAAATCCTTCCACATCATACTGGATTGAATTCCAGCGTTGTTCTGGTATTTACCAGAATCGTACTTCATTAACGGCGTATTGTTTAAGCAATAAGCTAAGAACTTGTCGTCTTCCATTACTGTGTGGTAATAGATCTGACAAATATCAACTCCGGGATAAATTCGGACCGGCTGTACGCATGAGATTTCTAAAGTCCAGAATCCACAGAATCCAACATCGCCAAAGCCTGCCGTTGAGTGAATCGAGATTCCAAGTCTTCCAACGCTACTTCGACCTTCCAGCATCGGAACAAACTTGTGCGTCTCGGTGTATTCCATTGTTCGACCCAAATATAAAACTCCGGGTTCCAGCACATAACCTTCTTCATGAAGTTTGATACGATAAGTTTCGTTGTCTTTCTTCATGTCAATGCCGAAGCATGGAGGATATCCCGGAGCTAATAGATCAGTATGGTATACAACAAGTTCGTCAGCAAGCCGTAAATTATAAGAATTCGGATTGAGTCGTTTCTCGTCCCATTCCGAAATGTTCAGCCAGTTGTTTTCTCTGGCCGTTTTGATTTGACTACCTGTTAATATCATAGCTCTCCCTCATGTTGCTGTCTGTAAAATATAACTCGATCTTCCAAATCGTCCACAATTTTATCGTCTTCCCAGTAAGCAACTCGATTAACTTCTCGCTTTCGTTCACTGTTGATTAATGAACCACCTAAAACATAATCGATGTGATCTACCAGATTCGGTTTGAGATTTAAGATCTCTATGCTCGGATACTTCTCGAGTAAAAAGAATCTGAAAAAATCATCGTCGTGCTTTTTTCTGAGAATTCGATTTCGGTATTCAGGATCTCTTCGCTTTGCGGCATCTGTGAAGAACCAGCATCCGCATTCTCCTGCAATTCTGTCCGGTATTCGAATGCATTGGAAGCTGTACCATAATTCTTCAACCGGTTGGATTCCAGTTTTAGAAGAGTTCGGTCCCCAGTCTTTAATCACAACGCCACAAACAATTCCTCGATCGTTCTCTTTTGTTCTTTTAGCAAAGTCCTTACAAAGAACAATATCATCCTGAATATGCCATGTTCCATCATCCGTATGTTCACCGCACCATATGAATGATTCCATACAAGAAACCAGATTACCTTTTCCTTCAGTATCACATCGCAATATAATTCTCTTCTCGTCAATTCCTTGCTTAAGCATAGACGGGATCAGGAATTCATTTACATACCACATTCGAGATGGAGCAGCATGAATCATGTATCTCATAGGCGTTTCCTCGCATCTCCCCAGTTCATGTTTTGATACTGATAATATAATGCTCTGGTTCTGTATTTCTTGTCATCGGCAAAGTGAATGATCTTAGGATCTTCACAGGGTTCTGTGAATTTATTTGAATTGTAAAGACTCGGAAGTGTCAAAATATGCTTATTGCAAAGTTCATTAATGCAATCTTGCTCTGCAAATTTGTAAGTCTTAGTGTTTAAAGCTTCGATGATCTTATCGTCCATGCCATCGTCTCGAAGCTTCTTCAAGTTAAATATCACAGAACCCATATTAATGTATGGTTTCTTCGATTTTGTCTTTTTAGGTTCTTCTACTCCTGCTAGAAAATATCCGTCTAGATCGAGATCCCAAAGTTCATCGATGTCGTTTTTAACAATCGTATCCACATCGAGTGAAAATATCCTGTCAAGATCTGGGAATATTTTAGTCAATGCGGCCCTCATTAAAACCATGTACGTCCAATTCTCATAAATATTCGAACAGTTATGGTCAAAATATGTCTGATCAAACACGTTTATGCATTTGACGTAGTCTGGAATATAATAGGGAAAGCGATCGTCTTCAATTAAAAAGTAAACGACATCGACATCCGAATGGTCAACAAGAGACTTAGCAGCAACAGTCATGTCTAAATATAAGTTCTGCGTGCCACAATAGACCGCTGCTTTCATTCTTTGACCCTTTCATGATTCTCAAAACGTTTCGTCAATTCTTGGTCGAATTTCTTCTTTCCATCAAGAAGTCCTTGCTTCAATACGTAATTTCTATCGAGATTAGTTTCAAATAGGCAGACGTATGGAATATAAACGTCCGCCTTCATCTGAGATTTTCTCAATGCTATATGCATTGATTTCTCTAATGACTCTTCAAAGAATATACCATAACCTTCTCGAATAGTGTCCCAGAACGTTTCTTCAAAATCCTTATACTCTTCTCCGAGATACTTGTTCTGAATGTAGTAAATATAATTCCTTAAATCGTAGTCGATTGCTTCAGGGTAAATGACAGGAAGACCGCAGTTGAATAAGTAAGAAATATCATCTCGCCAATGCAAAGCTGCTCGATCAAAGGCTCTCTGATTCTTACCGCTTGGATCAGTATCGCATCGTTTCTTAAGTCTGTTCTTCCATTCGTCTTCCATTAAACTCGGAGGACAAAATATAACAGGACCAGCAACGTTCAGTTTGTCGAACATCGTTTTAGAGATTTTGAAATACTCAATAACGTCTCTATGCGTTGAAGTTAAGACTGTGAATCCTTGAGACGCTAAGCGAAGAGCCATCCAGCAATATTGTTCAATCCAACTTTTATCGTCTTTTTTAAAGTCGCTACTTTCGAGATCAATACATTTACGATATCCAGAGATCGACGTTTTACCAATTCCGGGATATCCACAAATGATCAGACCTTTAGGTTTCTTCATAAATCCCAAATCGTTTAGCATATTCATCGAATTTCTCCTCCGGTAATATAAATGTTTTCATACGAACTGGCATAATATTCTTATCACTATGAACAGCAAATGCCATACTCAAGCAACCTGAATGATAGTTATGATCGTAATAATCTTCAGCATCAAAATCGACCTGAATAACATCATCAAGTTTGATTGGCATTCCATCATCGTCTTCAATGTTAACTAACCAGATCTCAGTATACTTGCCAGATGGTCCACGTTTAGTTTCCAAATATCGTTCTGGAGGAGCGTAAGGATCTTTCTCAGTTACGTAGGAATTATCAAAGTAATCATAGTAGATGCGAGTAAGCATTTAATTGATTCCTTTCTAAATTATTGAGAATTTTTTACCGCACTCAGGACAAATATAAACAAAATCGGATAGTTTCTTAATACCGTCTCGTTCAAAGTGAGCGTCATAGTACTCAAACGCACGTTCGCAATGTGGACACCTATACCACGATTCTCCATGAAACATAGCTTCTAAGTTTGCTTTTGGTACTAATTCGCTCTCATAATAATAACTAACGAAATTACTGTTGCTCATCGATGCTCCAGAATAACATTTGCCGAATGCGTTAAATATGTTACTCCATCAATTTTAACTTGAATCATGTCGCTATTTTCGTAATCATCCCACAATGCGACTTCGCCTTCAATTGTGCTTCCATCAGGAAGAAATATAATTCCGTAATTAAAGTGATAAGTTGTGTCAATGATTTGTCTGTTACATCCACAAAGCATTAGAGAAAATATCACTACGAGAAAAATTGCAATAAACTTTTTCATTTATTCATACTCCTTCATAACTTGAATCATTCTTCGATTAGTTCCACCAAGTTTGTAAAATCGTTCGATAAGAGAAAGAGAAAGTGCTCGATCATCAAGGAATTCGTGAGCGAACACTTTTCTAGGATCATCGCCAAAATGCTCAATTGATTCTGGAAGGTTTTCGTTGATGGCATCAAATATAATTCCTTGCTGTTTGCACCATTCAACGGCTTCATCTAAATAGTGTCCGCATCGATTAGTCCATAAGATTAGTTTGCTTCCCTTTTCTTTCTCTTCAAAAATATACTGAATAATTTCCTTACGAGGTTCACCAATATTAGGAAATGCATTTACGCACAGAGTTCCATCGAAATCGACAGCTATGATCTTAGCCATGCTTTTTCCTTTCTACGATTAGTTCGATATCAGGTTTAATTTCTTTTCTGTCTCCGGGCTTAGCGCGAATACACCATTTGCCTGCATCCAAAGCATCAAAACGATTTGCTCCTCGCCAAGAGATTTCGCCAACTATTTCCCAATACTTCCAGCAATCAAATATAACTGATTGGCCTCTGCCGCTTTTGATCTTAACAATGGTGTCGCTTTGAGTAGCTTCATTATTCTTCATCCGTTTCCTCCTATTAGTTTTAATGCTTCAATGGCGATGTTTAAAGCATCATACTTTGGACGTTCTTCCGGATTAAATATCGAGTATTTAGATCGTAGGTCAGACAGAATTTTAATTTCCTTTTCTACATCAATATCATCTTGAACTTTACGATACACGTCAGTTCTATCTTGACCGCACCAATACCTAGTTCCATCATCGGTTTCAATGGTAACGAGGCCATCTCTGAATCTGTATCCTTCAACGATTCTTCCTTGAATCCATTTGCCATCAACGAACATTTCTGCTTTCTGACCTACGATTTCAGGAAATGTATAAATAATCATTCAAAGCTTCCTGCTTCTTTTTCAGCAGACTCAATCAGCCAATCTAAATATACTCTGGCCTTCTTTAGATCTTCGATTCCTGCCTTGTCTCTCCATCGCCAAATATACTTGACGATGTTTCCTTTGCAATAATCTTGGAAACCAGTCGGAGTCATTGAAGCTTCGATCGCCTTAATACATTCAATTCCTCCTTGACAATAGTGATTCGGATGATGAACTGCATCGTGTTCTTCTTCACTATTGCATTCTTCAGGAATATAATGTTTACATTCTTCCTGAGCTTCATAGGAAACGTCACATTCAAAGCTTCCTGTCTCCAAGAATACTTCGCAGGAAGTGCATTTCCCGCAAGAATCATACACGCATTTCTGCCTTTCAAAATATAAGCATTCCGGGCCGGAACTATAACACGTAGGATTCTGCCCAAGTCGAATCAGAGCATCAAGTTCCTCTGGATTGTAACCTTCTGCTTCAAGTGATTCCTTGTTTGTACAACGACCATCAGATAGCCATCTACATTTCATATTAAATATCCTCCAGTTTATTATTCTTTTCTTCTGGCAAATGAGTTTCATACCAAATAGTAATATCATTCATGCAATTCGACCATTCATCGAGAAGCTTATCAATCTTCTCATCAGTGTATTTAAATGCTTTTCGAGTCTCAACCATCTGATCATACGCGCTAGAATATCGATCCTCTGCTTTATCAAAAGCGGTCATCGCTTTTTCGAAGTGATCGTCAATACTCTCATAATGGCCTTTCAAGTTGTCGCAAGTTTTAATAAACGTATCAAAGACCTCTGCAAATTTATCGTATTGGACACATACCCGTCGTGAAATATCCATACGTTTGCCGTCTTGAATAGTCATGTTTTCGAGATACTTCTTAAGGTTTTCTAAAAGCTTTTGATTAAATGCATTCTGGCTCGTTTGAAGCTGATTCATCTTCTGTCCCATGAGAATAAGAGCTAACGCAAATATAACGATTTCTACCGAACCAACAGCGATAACGATAATTGCCAAAAGATTCATTCTTGTTCTCCTTTAGTTTTCAAATAAAATAAATATTCAAAAAGCATCATGGGAATGTCGTTAAGTGGATCTAATACACGAATATAATGCTTTGCTTTTATATAGCCATTAGGTGTCTTACCGGCTAATCTCATCGTTGATTTTGTTCGATAAAGAATATAGTAGTCATCGCCTTCAATTTCTTGAACTAGATGATCGGTTCCTTGTTCTTCCATCTCATTAGCCTTAACTCGATCTTGAAGTTTAAAAACCGCTGAAATTAAAGCATGACATCGATCTTCATAATTAATTTTGTCCACCTAGGTTCTCCTTTCAAAAAATATAAAAGGGACTGTATAACACAATCCCTTTTTTTTTTGCATTTATCGGTTAACGCTTCATACGCATTAACCGACTCATTCCCTCTTTAAGTCCAAGGCGAACAAGATGCCTACCAGCAAAGCGAGCAGCTGAAGGATCGAACGTATAGATCTTCGACTTCGCAGTATTACCAGTATCATCCTTATACTGGAACTGGATTGCAATGTTATCCTCGAATCCACCAGACAATCGTCCGACAAATCCGCCAATGGTGTGCACAACATCCTCAATGTTGTAGGGATTTTTGACTCTTTTGGTACTACGTTTCATGGTTTATTCCCCTTTCTCATTTTTAGCCATCATACCATCAAGAAAATCCGACATTTTATCAAATACGTACTGACTGAGAAGTTCAGTAGCAATATTTGCATCGTCTTTGGTAACACTGGTCCACACGACACGACTCGAAGATTCGCCCATCGCCTCACCGTTGTATATCAACTGCCAGACATTCTCTTTATCGCACTTAAGTCCCCAAGTCGAATCGATATCGACTTCAACACATGCAGGAATATCATCGTCAGTATAACGACGAAGTTCACCCTGAAGACTCTTGAGATGAAAATATGCTTTCCAGAACTGATCAGTTTTCTCGATCATGAAGTCCTTGAAATCGACATCGTCTTCAAGCTCCTCTTCCATCTTCTGAGCCGTTTCACGAAGCGGAGTAACAAAATATCCCGCATTCTCTTTTCCAATATTGTGACTGAGTGATACCTCGAGTGCGTCGAGTGCGTTTGAGACGTTATGTCTCAGAATATAAAGTTTGTCCCACGTTCCCATTTCGTACTGCATAATGTTCTCCTTTCAAAATATAAGTTAAGTCGCCCGTTCTAACCTTTGAACTAAGAGAGCTTAATCCTCCTCATTCTCGATCTTTTCGATCTCAGAATATAACTCCCCATCGTTCACTGTACTAAGGAACTCGCCTTGACGGTTATAGATTGTATAGGTTCTTTCTCGAGAGTTATGAGTTACTAAATATCCGTTGAATACTTCGAACTTTTTAGGCATTACTCAAACCTCCTTAAAAAATATAAGGCATCCACATTTCTGCAGATGCCTCTCGTTCAGACCATTGTTTATTTTGCGTTTTCCATTTCATCACGTTCGGAACCTTCTCCCATTTTACGATACATTGCTTCCACCGTGATGCCAAGCGATCCTGCGATTGCTTCATCAGACATGCCTTTGAGATGCTGCTGATTAACGAACTTGCTGAGATCTGCCGCAGTCATAACAATCTCCTCCTAAATATAATTTGAACCGGTGAATGGTAAAGACCTATTGAGAAAGCCATTCAACAGTCCGTACGCAACTGTCATGTTTCTTTCTCTATTATTGTCGTATTAATTTTGTATATAGATGTTCTTCGGATATGAATTTTTTGTAATGGATTCTCTGTTCTCTGTTTTTTTTTATTTTATAGTATTTTTATTGTGACAATAATAGAAGGATTATGGTACCGCCGATCGGACTCGAACCGACATGGAGAATATCCGACAGATTTTAAGTCTGCTATGTCTACCTATTTCATCACGGCGGCATATGTAAAATATCACTTTTCATCATTGTTTTCTTTAAAGCTTCCGATTAATTGAATAGGGACAACGATCAAATTAAATGGCCAAAATACCATATCGATTAATAACGAAATATTAATGCCAAATCTGATTGCTTCATCTGGAATGTCCATACCTTGAGTGTTTTCTTTGACAAGCTCTTCAATAGCTTTTCTCTTACTAGAAGTGCAATGCCAGATTAAAGTAACAAACATGCCAAGAATATAAAGTAACAACACGATAATTACTTTCATTTTTCCCCCTCCTAAAAATTAAAAGGAGCTTGTAAATATAATTTACAAACTCCTTTTAAATTAGTGTACTCTTTCTAAAGAGAGCCGATACACTTTCGCATTTTGATCCGTAGGAACATCCTCAATTACATTGATGCGATATTGGCCAAGATCAATCAGTACATTCCACTCATAGGTTGGAATTGCACGAAGTTTTACGAATCCTCCGCCATCGATCCTCCACTCAAGATCGTCGATGTTCGCTATACGCTTACTCAATCCGTCATAAATATCGCCACAAATCATAAACGGTATGCTTTCAACAACTGGATCTTTCATGGATTCATCGAAGATGGTTCTTCGTCTGATTCCGATGTCTTTCAACCCTTTGTCGGTGTAACTACCAATTGCCATGACCTCAATGCTCTCAGTCTGGTTCTTGAGTTCCTCCAGAGTTTCAATAAAGTTCATATTGCTTCCTCCTTTAAGATTAATAGTACTCCATTAAAGGGTTTGTATTTCATGCGGAAATATCACAGCTTTTCGCCACAGAAAGGACAATAATAGATCTGAACAGCAATGTGATGTGCGCGATTGTTTTCCTTGTCGAATTCCCACGCTTTGAGATAGTTCACAACACGACCGTCTCTACGATTGCCGGTTTGCTGTCCGCCAATAATATTCGTGTGAGTATCAGAAAACATGGCAAGCTTAAAGCCAACGTCGATCTTATCAGTCTTCTCCTCAACGAGCGTAGAGTTCCTAACGAGAGATTTACCAAGAATTTTGCAATGGTCACACATGATTATTCCCCCTCAACATAATCGTAATGATCAAAAATATGATCGAAGTCCATGATGTGTGGATTGTTAATTATTTCGGTAAGGATCTTTGCTTCTTCCTCTTCCAGTTTGTGATACTTTTTGTTAAGGCATTTAATCCGATGTTCCTGAATCCCAAATCCTATAAATGCGCCAATAGCTATGCCAGTCCCCATTATGAATTTCGAAGGTGAACGGATGCCGATAAGCCTCAACAGTTTGAATTTAATAATGTCCATAAGCATTTTGCGCCGAAATCTCCTTTCAAGAAAAATATAACGGTAGAATTATTTAAGGAAAAGGACCCTCAAATGAGAGGGCCCTTTAACCTTACCAAGAGTAGTCCGCGATGGTCTTCTCGAGGCTTCCTTCACCAGCTTCTGCAAGCATGATGAAGTCAAAGACCTTTTCAGACCAACCGCCAATGATATTGGTCTTTGCGCCAGCGAACTGCTGAGTGCCATAGCCTTGCAGATCAATGGCGTGAACCCAAATATCATTACCCGTCTTCCTGCGGTACTCATCAGCCAGCGTCTGAACCGGCTCACGACCCCACGAGCTGTTACACTCATTATCCGAGATGATGATCACACGATCAACATTCAGATGAGTTTGCAACAGGTACTGGAACGGAAGATACATCCTCGTACAGCCACGAGCCATGGACGTACGAAGAGCTTCCGCTATGATACCACTCCTGTGAGACGGATTCAGCACCCGCAGCTCATGATTGAACTGCACAACATAAGCATCATCACAAATATAATTCGCAATGATGCCAAGAAGCGCAGACAAATCTGCACAGCGAACTTCGGACTTAGAGCTGATGCAGTCGGACATAGATCCGGAGCCATCGATTGCAATCAGGGTTCTGCCGGGAATCTTCGGAAGATTCGAAACAGAAGCCGCAATAGCATCCTCGAGGACATCGCGAATCTTGGTTCCGGCATTGTCCGGAAGATTTGCATATGCCGTCATGAAGCGAAACGGGAGCTGACGGGATTTGCGAACAGCCTCAGGATCAGCAAGCTTGGCATACACCTTGTTGATGTTGTCAGGATTTGCATTGAGGATGTTCCGGAGATTGCGGAGCATAGCCATGTAGCCAACACTATTGTTAGCTATCAGCTTCTCCCAAACCTCCTTATTGTTGCCATGCGCAGAGAGCTCGGTTTCCCAAGTCTCAGGAATAGCAAGATTGCCTTCGAGCAGACGCTTCCAAAGAAGGGCCTGATCAGGAGTGGCCGGTTTTGGATGACAAATCCCAAGGAGATCAGCCATCTTAACGCTCTTGCCGGTGCTCTTATACTTTGCGAGTGTGTACTCGTCAAAGTCCTTCATCACGTTGGCAATTCCCTTCTTCAGAGAATTGGGAATCGGCTTTCCGAATTCGGAAATATAAACCGACATGATTTCGGTCACGTCATCCCCACGAACAGAAACGCCTCTTACGGTGTTTCGCACATAGGGTTTTCCTTCTACCTCATGGGCTAGGTAGGCCGTCAGGACATGGGAGATACTCCGCATGTTGAACTCGCGTCTGGCAAAAACAGCGAGCTTGGAAACAAACTCCGGATCATTACGGATAACTCTTTTCAGAGTTTCCTTAATATCATCCGAGTTGTCGCCGTAGAACTTTGCTTCATTGAAGAAGCTGGTGAGAACCTGAGTTACGAGCTTGGTCTTGTCAGCCATCTTATAAGCTGCATGACCGCAACGGTTCTGAGTACGCATGGTACCGGTAGTCGGGGAATTGAACTTTGCCATAGTTGTGCACCTCCGAAAAGAATATAATTTTTATTGACCTCTTGGTTTTACCACTAGGGACGGTTTGCCCATTACCGGTTTAGAGTCTGTTCAGTCATTCAGACTTTCGGAAAGAGAAAAACAATGAATAACTCGAATGCCGAGAAAAGCTAACACACTAAATATGAAGAATATCATAGATGGGTGGTCATCTATGTCAAAGGTTAGAGAAAACAAGGAGAGTTAACCGAGAGGAGTTTAATCGTACAATAAATCATTTCGAAGTAAGTGTGTTATGCACTGCGGCATTTTTTTTGTTTACAAATATGATTGACCGAGAAAAGCTATGATGCTGTTAAGTTCTAAATTTTTAGAACTGTATAGGAGTTGAACCCATTATTATAATATATAATACTTAAACCGAAGTAAGCATCACATACACTGCGGTCAGTTTGCTATTAAAATATGATAGCCGAGGAAAACTATAACACTTGAGCAGGTGAGTAAAGTAAGCCTGAGTCAAAGAAGGTGATGTAGATTTTAATTTTTAAATTGAAGTAAGTGTTATATGCGCTGCGGCTATAGCCTTAGAAATCTTCAAAAATATCTCAGATGCGGTAAAATCGAAACCAGTTTAAAAGTGATTATGGGAATAGAAAGGAAATGATCGTGTTATGGAGGAAAAACACGGCAAGAAAGAATTAGAAAGGACGGCAAAAAATTTCATTAATTTGAAGTAACTGATTCCTACAACGCGCATCTGAGATATAAAGAGGGGAAGCATCTTTAATGCGGAGAAAAGCTATTTCGGTTAATAATCTAAAGGTTACTTTAGATAGCAAAAACAGGAAGGTTCAAATACTTCTTTTAAATGTTGAAGTAACCGAAATATACACTACCGCACTTACAGGAAGGAAACCACTTGCGATAAAAAATCGAATCCGGTATTCTAAATTGTTAATCAAAATAAATAATCTGTGAAGAAACCGAATTCTGCAATACGCAAT